CTTTATGGACCACTAAAACTTTCATAGTCGAACGTAAACCTGCCAATGATCATCATGAATATATATTATTAGTTCCTATTGGAACGTGGCGCGGGCCAGCTAGCTGGCTCGCAAGGTTTTTACAACAAGATCGATTAGAACGTTTATCAGTCGTCCAAGGTGAATTTGCGTGTTTGGATGTAATGGATGGTAAACAATTGTTGCGCAGTATTTCGCGTTTAGGAGAATATAATTCCGCTACTATCCCAGTAACTATCTTTGAAGGCTTAGGATCAATCGCCCGTAACTCCCCGAATGGGGTCGGCAACGCATTGGTCGCATCCTGGATGCCAAATGCTGACAAAGTTATTGCTAGCGTATTAGTGGATTATTTCTCTAAATGTAAATTTCCACCAACTCCACAAATTGTTTATCCCGTTCACACAGGAATTAACACTTTTCAAGTCATGGCAACCATCAATGAATTTGACAATGATGCCCGTGCTAACATGGTTCCTTACATGTCACCAGTTTACCCAACGGCTTATGTTGCGGCTAAAACTGTTGGCAATGACAAGGCCGCTGTTGCTGGCAGAGTTGTTGATTCATTCGTTGAATCTACAAAGTTGATCCAAACTAATCCTTCAAAGATTTTGATTGAAGCCATGACTAAATTTGTTGAATTATTAATCCCCGTTGCACATCAAGGTGATCCCACTGACATTGATACAGTGTATGAGAGACAACATCGGCCGACTCAACGTCGTCTGCTAGCTGATGCTGATTCTGAAAAACCAACTGACGAACCTCCCCCTGCTAAAACTTTCGTCAAAGCAGAACCGTACGAAAAAGTAACAGATCCCCGTATCATCACAACTTACAATACCATAGACAAGAGAGAATATTCAACTTATATGTATCCATTAACAGATTATATTAGTCTATGTAATTGGTATAGCTTTGGCAAAAATCCTTTGGAAATTGCAACTGCTGTAACTACTATTTGTGTTAACGCGAAATCCGTATCTTGTGCAGATGCCAGCCGCATGGATGGTCACGTTTCAAAACTGTTGAGAGTTTTGGAGCAAATGATTCTTGTTAGATTCTTTCGACCAAAGTGGCATGATGAAATAATTAGGCTCCACAAGAGACAGTTAAATGTTAAAGCAGTTACACGAATGGGAGTGAAGTACATGTTGGAGTACCAGCGCGGAAGTGGCTCTGGAGAAACAGCTTTATTTAACTCGATTGAAACAAAGTTCAATGATTTCTTTGCTAGGGTGCTTCGAGGAGATAGCTTCGAAGTGGCTTTTGCTGCCTTTGGGCAATTCGCTGGTGATGATTCCATTGCCGGTGACATTGAAACTGAGTTTATCGTAAAAGCTGGAGCTATTGTGGGCCAAAAGATCGAAAATGTCGTATTTAGACATGGGGAAGAAGGTGTAAATTTTCTTTCTCGTTTTTATTCTGATCTTGTTTGGCAAGGAAACAATTCTTCAACCTGTGACTTACCCCGAGCATTAACAAAGCTCCATGTTACACCAAATATTGTAGGTGTCACACCGCTTCAAAAGTTGGAGCAAAAACTTTCTGGCTTGTGGAGAACAGATCGTAACACACCTGTTTTTGAGTGTATTTTAAAACATGCTCATCGAGTGGGAATGAAGTTAAATGTAAAGCCTGACAAAAGAATGTCAGGCTGGTGGACATTCTTTGAACAGGACGTAAACTGGCCGAATGAGCTGGTTCCTGATTTTACTCACTATTGTAATCGAATGATAAATTTGATTCCTAGTGAGCAGTGGACTAAAACCATTGAAGGATTTACTACCCCTGAGCAGTTCTTATCAATGCCCAGTTTGCTTGATTTAAATCAAACTCCATTACTATTCCATAAAACTTTAATAACAGTTGTGAATGATGTTGTCCATGATCCAAAGAATGTTGTGAATCCAACCCCAGTATTTCAGGCTGGGGTTAAATTACAAGATGGAACTATTCAGCAATCAATTGCTGGATTGCATAATCCATTGAATTTCACACCTCATTCGCCAACTTATCCACCTCCAAGCCCTGTGTATACTCCTGAGCTGAACGATATGAGTGCTTCCCCTTTAGAAGCGCTGCGTTTGGAACTTGAGCAAGAAAACAAATATGATGATAACGGCGTGCCAGCCCCCTTGCCAAAAGCACCTGTAAAACCAGTGTTTAGCTTTTCAGCAACTACTCCACTTAAACCTATTAGTGGAATCACGGAAGGAAAACCGTGTTGGGACTTTAACGACGGGAAATGTACTCGAAACCCATGTGCTTATCTCCATGTAAAAATTTGTGAGAAGAGTAAAACTAAATGTGATGGATCCTGCAAATTAAGGCATTCAGAACGTCCTAAGAGAAAACCTAAATAATTGCGGCGGACGCGCCGCTCATAAACTTAACACTCACGTCATTCCTTTTTCTTTCTCTTTCGCTTTCTCCTTTAGCCTTATCCCATCTTTTGCCACCTTCGCATTCAAATTCCTGTATTCTAGTTGTATGTCTAGCGCTTCAAAATCCTTTTCACGTCCCCTTAAACGAAAAACATTAACTCAATCCACCGTTAACCCATTGCAATATGTCCAAACAAGTCCCAGTACTCTTAGTGGAATCAAAATCCACTATTCCTCAGCTAAAATCCAAAAAGCAGAAGAGGAAAAAGAAGAATACTGCCAATGTGCCACTAGCTGCAATTGCGTTAATGAATGGATCCAAGCAGATTACACCCAAACGTTCCCGTCAGCCCAAACTTGCGGTTGTCAGAAATGCCGGGGCATCGGTAGCTCAAGCATATCTAAATACACTGAACGCTCCTTTTAAATATCCTGGAATTAACATTGGTTTTGGTTGTTTAATACCAACAATGTTGAATTCAGTGTATGTAAAGGGATCATTCAATGTTAATGCAACCGACGGAACCTTTCGTGTAAACACTCTCCCTTGGACTTTAAACCCCACTAACAATGGAACAATTGTCAACATTGCCAATTTAGCAGCCTCAGTAGCACAGACTTATTCACCAATTGCTGCTGCCGACGGAGGTTTGTTGAATAACATGGCTGGCTTTGCTCGTGTTGTTTCTGGTGGTCTTAGAGTTTTTGTAAAATATGCTGCAACTGCACAAGGTGGAATCATGAACGCTTTCACTATTCCAACTAATTCATCCACTCCTACAACTTTGTCTTTTAACACTGCCCTTTCACTCCCCCAAGCCCGTATGAGTAACACTGATTCTTGCTCAGTTTATTATCGTCCAACGGATTTTAACGATTATGAATTTTATTCTTTAACATCTGCTGGAGCCACTTCTACATTAGCGTCCTTTCAAGGATACATTGATGGAACTGGCTATCCAACAGGAGCAACTGTATATTATGAAGCATGTTACCATCTGGAAACTTATTCAACCGTGACATCATCAGCTGCTGATATAGCGTCAGATACTGACTGGCCAACCTTAGCTTCAACTTATTCTAATATTGAAACTGCAATGCAGAAAATCAGGCCTTATTTAACTCCTGAAATTGTGCAAGGCGGAGTTGATTGGATGTTTGGGGACTCAATGGATACTGTAAATAAATATAAACGTTCACGTGGAAAACAACTATAATTGTAATTTGATCTCACTCTTCGCTCAAAGTAGCCGCCTTACAA